GCAATGATTTTAACAATAATACTAACATTCGTAATAGCCTGGATAGCGATGGAGTTCGACAAAATATGGAACGCAACAAAGAAGTTAATCAAAAACCTCGTCCTCGAATTGATCGTATTGTTACGGATTGTTGTTAGATACTTAATGAAAATTTTTTACCACAAACCTATGATGTGGTTTCTTGATAAACTAGAGAAGTGGCTATCATGATACAAGCAATACTCCCCCTTATTAGCACAGTCATTGATCGAGTAGTTACTGATAAAAATGGCGCAGCAAAGGCTAAACAAGAGATTGAACAAACACTCATTGATAATGCCATTAAACTTAACTTAGCTCAAGCAGAAACAAATAAAGTAGAAGCAGCACATCGATCTGTATTTGTAGCTGGTTGGAGGCCTATGATTGGTTGGAGTTGTGCTATTGGAATTTTTTGGCTATTTGTCGGACATCCTCTTGCTGTATATATCGATGGATTAGACGGCACAGTTAGTCCGATACCAACAATTGACCATGACATTTTACTAGAATTAACTTTCGCTTTATTAGGTCTTGCTGGCTTACGCACTTATGAAAAGCAGAAGGGTTTAACTAAGTAGTGTACTTAACAGAACACTTTAGCAAAGAAGAACTTTGCCATAGCAATACTGCAATTAGAATGGGTTTAGATAATGAACCTAACCAAGTGCAGTTGACTAATCTATACACATTAGCTGAAGGATTAGAGCATGTCAGGTCTAAGTTGGGTGGATTACCTATCATTATATCTAGTGGGTTTAGGTCAATGGACGTTAATCGTGCTGTTGGCTCGAAGGACACCAGCTTTCATACTTACGGGTTGGCAGCAGATTTTATTTGTCCTCGTTATGGCAGCGTTGATGATGTGTTTCATGCTTTGGTATCCAGCTCGATAGAATGGGACCAATTAATAAAAGAACATGATCGGTGGATTCATATTGGTTTTCCTAAAGGCTATGACACTCCTCGCAGACAATCACTCATCATAGATAGCAAGGGTGTGCGTGCAGTTGACCAACAACAGATATAAGATATACTTATAAAGTATTAACTTTGTAGAGAATCTTATGACGAAATATAAATCTGTTTTAGTTATATCAGATCTACACATTCCCTATCATCACAAAGACGCATTCAAATTTCTCAAGGCGCTTAAAGATAAATATAAGCCTGACCTCATAGTTAATATTGGCGATGAGTTAGATCAGCATGCTATTAGTATGCACGATCATAACCCTGACCTGATGTCTGCTGGAGATGAATTAAAATCGTCTCGTGTATATGTAAAAGAATTAGAAAAAATCTTTCCTAAAATGACCATTGTGCATTCCAATCACTCATCCTTAGTTTATAGACGTGCATTAAAGTATGGTTTACCGAAGGATTATTTAAAGTCATACAATGAATTTCTTGGTGTAAATAAAGGATGGCAATGGGTTGATGACCTACGCATTACCTTATCTGATAACTCAAGATGTTTCTTTACTCATGGTATGTCGGCAAATGTCTTACAAGTGGCGATGCAATACGGCATGAATACAGTTCAAGGCCATTATCATACTAAGTTTTCAATTGGTTATTATTCTAACCCTGATGCTTTAGTGTGGGGCATGCAAGTGGGTTGTCTTATCAATCAGAAGTCGATGGCATTTGATTATGCTAAAAACTTTAAGACTCGATTCATTGTGGGATGTGGTATGATAATAGAAGGACAACCAAAACTAATGCCAATGGTATTAAAGGACGGTGGAGATTGGATAGGGAAGATAGTTTAGACGTAGAATTTTATTCAGAAGCTGATGAAGCGCAAGCTGAGGCTTTAGATAAGTTAGTTGGGCGTAAAATTTGGAACGTTGAACTGCTAGAGGATGACAAACAATCTATGATCCGTATATTTTTTTCTGAAAATGAAGATGATTATCTCTTAATTCATTGTGAGGGCGCTGATTTATATATCGTTGAACCCAAACCTAAAGCTGTACATTGATTTAGGTGATACTTACCCCTTACCCACATGGAGATCGTGCAACACAGAGCGATTGTGTGCGTTTTAGCTATATTTAGGCAGAATCTAGGCCTAATTTAGGCATAATACGTCACACTATACCTCTACGATCAATGCTTGCCTTGTTATTATTAATTTCATGTAATCTTTTTTGCACATCAAATAAATTAAACCCACACAGATAACAGCACAAGTCTAATAATTCATTATCATCTGACGTTAGCCATCGTATTGCGCTGCGTCTAATAAGTTTTGGTGTAGTTTTGTTGGTTGCTTCAAACATTGCATTAATTAATATTGCTTGGTACAGCCTGACTTCATTAAAATAAATATCTGGTTTATCTTTTGTGTAGTCTTGGTCGTCATTGTTCACGCTCATGATATTCCTTTCTATAAACTAATACATTTCTTTATTGTTACGCACATGTTTACAGCCTATATTGATAGTTCGATTAACGAACATAAGGACACCAATCATGTGGACAAAACCTCAAGCTACTGAAATGCGTTTCGGTTTCGAAGTAACAATGTATGTAATGAATAAGTAATTTGTAATACATGTAATACAAAAGGGCTAGGATTAACCTAGCCTTTTTAGTATCCCGTCAACTTTATATTTCAAATCAACGTGGTGCTTACCTATCAGCTTATTGATATTTAGTTTTACTAACTCAATAATCAATTCGCGCTTTTTCTGCGCTTCCACATTCTCTTTACCCTCGATCAACGCAAATAATTTGTTGAGCTGATCTACCAATTCATTGTCACTTTTCATTGGCTTTGGATCTTTACCAGGTATCTCAAGGGTTAGCGGCTTTTTTGCAGGTAATTTACTCGCCATAGATTTTGTTGCTGCATTACCATCATCATCTTCTGGCGCAATACCACACGAGGCCATAAGCGAATAACGTCTGGCGTACGTCAACGCACTGCCATAGCCTTGCGCATCTTGTTTTGTTGCTGGTACATGAAGCACCCCACCTGACATTGATTCACCTGACTCATGTAAAAAGATTGTCTCTATCTTAATACCTGTTTCACATTCATGTGTTTTTTGCACCAAGGCAATACCATGATTATTTAACGCATCAATCACCGCTTCAACACAGCCCGCGAGATCTACATACTGGCTCCTAAAGTGTGGGTTAGTTGCTGTTTTTAATGCGGGTGCAAATTCTTTTTGTGCTGCTACGAAGGCTTTAGCAATCGCCGATATTGTTGTCATGTTCCTCTCCAAAATATAATTTAATCATTTGTTCACGTTTCTCTCTACTCTTGATATTTTTGTAAATCAATTGTAAAAAACTTTCAGTATCTTCAGCGCTGAGTGTCATGCTATGGTCATACTGATTGGAACCATTGTTATTGATATCACTCATTATTTAACTCCCTGTCACGTATACGCAACTTAGATTGACGAATTGTGCGAGCTGGTTTAGCTGGCACGACTTTTTCAGGCACTGCCTTGTAGTTAATGGTAGGCCATGAAATCTTATATCTTCCTGCATGCGCATGTGCTACATCGCGCATTTTATCCATGATTTTTATTTCCATGTCTTTAGATTGTGCTTCAAGATCATTAATCATATCTCTGATTTCAATAATCTTTTGAGCATATTCCTCTACCTCTGGAATGTCAACAGTAACATTGTTAGGATCGTCCCATAGCTTACTTGCTTCCGTTGGATCCGTAATGTCATACCACTCAATAAAATCTTCAGATTTAAAACGATCAAGCCGTCTTTGAAAGTCTGCAATGGACTCATGCAGTCGTGTTAAGACTTCTTCATCACGCTCATAAACAAAAACTTTGAGTTGTGTGCCTTTATATAAAACACAAACAGCACCCCAGGTCGCACCCATAATATCCATCTGCATCTGCAATTGTAATGGGCCACGATACAGTGGCAATTGGTCTGCACTTTCTACTTCGTGTGATGTCAGTTTAGCCTCAATAACACCCATGCCATCTAATTTAATCTTGTCTGCATTGACACAAATAATTCCCTGTTCAATGTTTGTCATGATCTCAATACCATCACCATCGGCTGTGCCATCAAGCGAGCAAGCTACTGCTGCCGTTTTGTGTTGGTAAGGTTCTGTATGGTCAAGTTTTAAGGCTGAAACCCCTAAGCGTCTTGCTGATTCCTCAAGGATAATGCTCTCCGTTAAATTACCCCATGTCATTGCTTCATTGGTGATGTTCTCACGTTCTTTGCCATTAATGAATTCTGTTTTTTCTTTTAACAGTTCATTAACAGTTTTGTATCGAGACATCCCCATAAGTACAGGGAGTTCTGATGCTGATAATTGGTCGTCAGGTGTTAATTTGCCGACTGTTTGGCCTTGTATGGTCGCCATGTTTTGTATCCTTTCATAGATCTGATTGATTGAAATATTTGATTTACGTGGTGTTTTCTAAATGAATTGCCACGATACGTTTTGAGACCAAGCACATTTAACCTGGCAGCCATCTCTGTTTGCTGAAGTTTGCCATGTTGATTTATGCTTTCTAAGATCTCGATCATGCGCTTGTTGTAAGCATGCACATTTTGTTGGTATTGCTTTGCACCTTTTTGTTGTATTGCTGGCAGTATCTTTGGCGGTGCGCCAAGTTTAACGCCACGTGCTTTTGCAGCAGCTAACGCATGCTTCGTGTTGCTACTAATCTGCCGCCGTGTTTCCTCATTCAATACTGCTCGAATATGTAATTCAAACACAGAAGCTTTTGGTGTCTCGGCCACAATGAGCCTGTCTCCGATGTTCTTATCCTCTAAAAACGAGGAAATAAACGAGACTGAACGAGTCAATCTGCATTGTTTTGCTACGATCAAATAGGCTTTAGGCTGATTCCTGAGTTCTGAAATCGCCATGTTGAGTTGCTCCCGATCATTGTTTTTGCCAGATTCAATGTCGGTGTATTCAGACATCACCAATCCGCCGTGTTGAGTTACATACGCATTGATGATGGATCGCTGTGCCTCTAAGCCAAGGCCTGATTCACCTTGCTTATTGGTTGACACTCGATAGTAAGCAATAAAATTTGCCATGTTGTGTTGCTCCCTTTTATAGGTTTTTAATTTATTCAATAATATTGGTTTTGATACATTCTCAAGCTTTCGGTATCTCAACCAAACAAACAAATGGGGCATAAACGCGCTCCATAGCCTCTAGAGTCAATTATTTTATGAGTCATGACCTACCCCCTAAGAATGATTCTAAAATGCACGCTATGACGCCAAAAAGGCCGATCACGGCTAAAAGTATTAAATATAAAATTAGATTTTCTATCATAGTTTTTACCTTTTAAAGTTTAATTATTGTCACGGACGCCTCACGGCGTTTCGGCTAATTAAGCCTCATCAGCGTGACTTTCGTTATAACATGAATCACAAACGCATAAGTCATGCTCAAAGTCTGTTTCATTGACATGCTTAACTAACTCGCAATAATTGCACACAACGAGGCAAAATTTATCCATGTAATAATCAACACGCGGTTTATCTTTTTTAAAATTGTAATGTTTATTGACTAATGTATCCATTGTGACTTTCATATTATTTTCCTTTTCATAGTTTATAAAATGCTTAGTTTAATGCTAAGCCCTTAGCAGCCTTAAAAAAGGCCGCTAAGAGTTAACACTATTGGCCAGCCTTCAATATCTTGTCAACGGCTCCAAAAATGCGCTGGGCGCTCTTAGATGGTATTTCATTGCGTCCATTTAACCAATTTTGAATATAACCACGTGACTCAACCGCGCCTGATAACTCCAGGAGCTGGCAAAGTATATAAGCGCATGATTCAGCTTCAACCTCTTTTATATCTTTTGGAGTAGTTTCAGAATCCATTAATGCATTTTCTTTCGTGTGACCTAAAACTACATGCGCGACTTCATGAAATCTAGTTTTATGCGGTAGCGCTGCAATTGGGTTTACTGCAATTGATTGGCCTTTAGCATAGCCCTGCACGTTACCATCTACATAATCAAAATGAATTTCAGTGATGCCTAGCTCATTTAATGCTTTATCTTTATTCCAGTTGGGTGATTTTTCCTCTTGGTTATATTCATCACCTTCTGTTTGAGATAATGCGAACCAATTATTGCGCATGATAAAAAGCTGCATTTTTTCATCTGTCTTATTTCCTGCATTATCTTTTTTATCAACGATCACTGGCATAATTAAAGATATTGCTTTGCTGCCTTTTTTAACTTGGCGTCCAAGTTCCTGCCAGTGTTTATAAGATGCAATTGGCCCAATTTCAACATCATCACGCCCAGATAGTTGCGAATATGCTAGCGTCTGATTAAGCATTGAATAACGATGAAATAAAGAATAAGCCTTAGATAACATAGCAGGCTTTTCAATAATATCTTTTAAATAAATTGAATAATCGATTGTATTTTTCATTTTAATTTCCTTTTCATAGGTTGTTAAATATTGCATAAGACCGTTTCTCAACGGTTTCGGCTAATGAAGCCTCTTCAGTTATGCTTTATATATCGAACCCCCAATTCTGTTCAATAAACTTAATTGTGTAATCTTTGATATCTTTTTCTATTAGATACGCTTCTGCTTTATCGGTCGATTCGATATAGATAGAATGAGCATCATCAAACCACTCTACTGCTGCATATTTATATTTCGAACGTACTACTTTATCTAAACCTAATAAATAACGTAATGAACCCTTAACTTCTAGATCATAAGTTTCAGATCCATCTGATAGAGTATTCTTATAAGTTCTTAAGTTTAAACCTACATCGTTAGCTGTATTTGTTTTCATTTTTATATACCTTTCAAAGTTAATAAAATATGGATATTAGATATCCATATGTAGAACTCTATCTCAAAAAGATATCAATTGCAAATCTTTTTTGTAAAAAAATATAAAATAATTTGAATGAAATATGAAATACCGAAAAGGCCTAAGATTAAAGAAAAGGTTATTCAACCAGATCAAAGAAAATTCTGTGTCGTTCCATTGCGCGCCGTTATTGATAAAAACTTAACATTAACAGGATTAAAGGTACTGTGCTTGCTTGCTTCATATTGTAATAAGGCTGGCTTTACTTATGTGAGTCAAAAAAGACTCGCTAACGATCTAGGCGTTACTCAAGGCGCTATTAATCAACAGATAAAACAATTATTAAATAAGGGTTATATTAAACAATATGATGGCTACCACGCACGCATAAAAGGGAAAACGAAGCGCATTATATATGATGAAAAGATAAGCGATCGGGAAGCAGAACAGATTGCAGGCGTACCAAAAGAGGATCATACACGGCAAGATATTCGAGAGCTATATATGAATAAGAGTATAAGTAAAAACAATGATATAACTGAAAAGAATATAGATAATGACTTGTTACAATCAACTCAAAGCGATAATGAGATAATAGCTAGCTTGTTTGAATGTGTCTCGAAAGAGAGTGAATTACTAGCGCTTGAAAAGCTCATTGAATCAGGTATGAACCCGAACGAGCTGAAAGCTAGGCTAGATCAAGGTGTTGAGCTGTCTGAAATGCTTCCTTAACGTTCATTAAGGGAACATTTTAATTATTATATCTGCCCCATTAATCGTCTGAATCCCTTGCTACATAAGGCTTCTAGCTAAAACGACACCTTTCCCCCTCCCCCCCTTGGCCTGTATATAGGGGTACCA